GCTTTTGTCATGGGTGGAATGATGGAGAAATATTTATCAGTTCATAATAATAAACCAGTTAAAGTACCTTTAAAGTTCTTTGGTTTATTTATGATTTTTTTAAAATGTTGGAGAATTATGCAATCAAAAGACTATAAAAAAGATAGCTTTGACGACATCAATGGCTACACAGAGTTATTAAGGAGGTTAGTAATAAATGAAAACAAAACAAAGAGGACTTAGACCAATGACACCCAAAATGCTCAAGCTATTGCAATATATAAAAATATATAGTACAAAACATGGATATATGCCTACATTTTTAGAAATGGCTGATGAGATGGGTTACAAGAGTAAAAATTCAGTTAGTGTACTAATTGATAAACTAGAAGAACGACAAGAACTAAAAAGAGATTATGCTGGTTACAGCAGAAATGTAATATTGAATGGTTAAAGTTTTAAAGCAATCTAGTTTAGAATTATCAGCTGACGTTGAAGAATTTTTTGATGGTGAAACAATTGAAGAAGCAACTAAGAAAGCACACTATCAAATAATGCCTGGTGAACTTGCAAAAATAAATATCACCGACAACAAGTTTATAAAGGCAACCATAAAAGTAGTTGGTGAGGAGCATGACAATGAGTCTAAACAGTACGATAAGATTGTACCAGAAGCTAAATAACATTCATAAAAAGATTATGAAATCTGTTGATAGCAGAATGTGTGTACATACTTATAATGACTATTTGGAGTATAAACAATTGGTAAGAAGAATTGTTGCCAATCAAAACTCTGATGCTGTTGTAAAATATAAAGAATTAGAGATATAATTCTTAGTATATTAAAAGTTGTAAAAAAACTTAAGGCTACTTGTCGCTAAATTAAAAGGAAGGAAAAGAAAGAATGAAACTATCACATAAAGCTAAGAAGAACTTTGAGGAAGATAATCAATTCTATATTGATTTAGGTAAGAAATTAAGAGCAGCTAGAAAAACTAAAGTCAATGAGTTTACTGGTAAAGAAACTGTAGTAACGCAAACTAGAGTTGCACAAGTTCTTAAATCTACCTTTCAACAGGTAGGCAAGTATGAAAAGGGGGAGAACCGAATACCCTTAATTAACCTTGTTAAAATAAGTAAATTTTTAAATAAACCATTAAGTTATTTTATAGATGATTTTCAAGAACAAGAAATATTATCTGATGAATTTAATAATGCTTTTAAAATTGAATTAGAAAAACTACAGGAGAGTAAATAATGTTTGTTCCTGTAAAAGATAAGTTAGATAAATTAGTTGCACTTACACCTGATGACCAAGAGAAATTAAGTTACTATAAAAGTATAGTACCAGCTATGATTACTAACTGTCATAAGGCTCATCAAACAATACCAGGTTATGAATCTTGTAAGCCAGAGATAGAAGCCTTTAAATGGTTTGATGGAATTAATATTCCTGTTCATGGTTACATAGATTTAAAAGGGGATAAAGTTATCATTGAAGATAAATGTAAAATGCCAAGAAGGGGTATTGTTAAGAAAGATGGAACAAGGTCTTGGTTTCCTGGTAAGCTACCTGATAGACCATCACCTTATAATTTATTACAAGTAGATTTTTATTGGTCAGTATTTGAAGTGCCAGTTTATCTTTGTTATGTAAATGAGAAAGAATTTAGAGTCTATCATGCAGGAAATTGTGATGAGCTAAAGCCTGAGAATATTAAGAAAAGAATACCTAGAATAATTCAAAGAGCTAAAGTAAGACAGAACCTAATGAAGATTAGTAATGATCCAAATGTTCTTAAAGATTACATTCAACCAGACTTTACACATATGTTTTGGAATAGTGATGCTAATGAAGATTATTTAAATAATGCTAAGAAATTTTGGGGATATTAAAAAACACCTAAAAAGTCGCTAAGCAAATAATTGTCGCACCTATACTGAAACACCCTAAAACTCCAATCGTCTATTCTTCAATAAAAGTTTTTTTTCTAAAAATTTTGCAAAACTCAATATGATATACTCTCTAAATAAATAAATATAAAAAAAAAGGAGAGGAAATGAAAATACAAAAAAAACCTATTGAGTCTAAAGACATCAAGGTTGATGTAGATAGATTGAAACATTTAGGAATAGAGGTTGATATAGAAAAAGTTGATCTTCTTGATAAAGAAATACTTTGTCATGCTATAGGCAACAGAGGACTAGCTCATGCTTGGGGTGTTGGTAAAACTGAAAAGGAAGCTGAGGAGCAATGTAGGTTAGCTGTTAAGGAGTCCTTAGAAGAAAACAAAACTAAATGGCGACATGCACCATTTAAATATGTAATACAAAAATAAAGTAATATTTGTTGGGGGAGGAAACTCCCCTACCAATCAAACTTTGTTTTAGGTTTAAGATCATCTTCTTTCATACATTTATAATGAGCTTTAGTGTGATTAGCAAAAGCTACAAAGGAATCAGTAGAAATCATATCTTTATGGCAGTATCTACACCTACCAACATCTGCTATTTTTTCTTTTCTTACCCAAGTTTTAGACATACGAATTTTGTTACCCCACCATCATACCCAGTTGACTAGCAACTACACCTAATAACAATTTTTTAACTTGTCTTATATGCTTTAGCACTAATAGTAGATTTAGCTTTTGATCTACTTATCTTTTTCTTTTTCCTTTTATTAACATTGTACCACAAACCTTTTTTGACAACTTTGCCATCTTTTCTTTTATGATAACCTTTTTTCATTAGTATTTCTTCTTCTTGTTTTTTTTCTTAGTCTTTTTTTTAGTTTTCTTTTTTTTCATGTACATAGTTATCTCCTATTATGTTTGTTTTTATTTCTTCCCATATACCAATTACCAGGTTCATAGTTCCATCTTTTACCATGATGACCTCTTAGATCAGCATATAGCATTCTAGCTTTCACTATGAATTTTAATATACTCCTTACCATTTCTTGCAAGACCAATACCTAGCAGTTAATTTACTAGTAGCTGTAGCACATTTATGTCTAGCTCTAAATGATTTTCTTCTCTTGGGATCTGATTTACCAATAGTCATATTAGCATCACCAAATCTAATAAGTTTTACCTTGTTTCCAGACTTAGCTAATACTGCAAATTTTTTAGTTTTAGTTCTAGCATTCTTAGGCTTGTTATATCCAGAAAATTTCTCACCTCTATAATCTATTGCCATGTCTTATAACCTTCTTTATCTTTAGTTAGAGCTTGTCCTCTACCATTGGGGACATAAGAAACATGAATCCATCCACCATTTTCTTCAGTATAATATTCTAAGATTATTTGATCCATTGGTAGGTTCTCTATGATATGTTTAAATACTTTCTTATTATCTACACCTGGAATAGTAAAATCTGCTGCACAACCAGAGCAATGTTGTGAGGTAATTTTAGAACCAATTAATCCTGCTAATTTTTTTGATCTATACCCTGATGTTACTACTAAAGGTAAATTATAATCTTCTCTAAGCGGTTGAAGAATATTCTCACATAACAACCTTAAATTTTCTATATGATCTGAACTTGGAGTATTATCTATATTATTTCTTAATGCTGTTTGTGATACAGTTAATTCTTCTAAATTAAAGTTATTTGTTAATTTCATTTTCATTTACTCCTTTAAAATATTTATAATCATATTTAACTGCTCTGCAATCATGTTTTTTACGCATAGATTTTTCTTTATTTATAAACTCTAAAGCATTTTTCTCAGAATCAAATATAAGATTGGTAAAAATTTGATATAAACTATCTTCTTTTTTCCATATAACGCACCACATTAACTAGATTTTATTTCTTTACACATAAAGTTTATGATTGTTTTCTCATTATTTATTGTTTCTATTCCAATAATTTTATTTAATTCATAAGCCTTTAGATAACCTGCTGAAGAACATTCAAACCAATTTTTATAAGCATCCATTGGTTTTTCAGGGGTGCAAATTTGTAGGGTTGAGGAGCAGATTGTCATTATTAGTATAAATTTCATTAAGGGTGTTCAAGCATTAATTTGTTAGTTTCTTTTAATTCTTTAATTTGTTTATTAGCATCTTCTAAATCAATACTAATATGCTCTAATTTTTGTAAGCATCTTTTGTTAGCACTATCTTTAGATTTACCAGCATCTTGCAACTCAGCAATCTCTTGCTTGAGTATTCGGATCTGTTCTTTATATTCGTTTAACAATTCTAAGTTGTCAGACATTATTTCTTTTTAAATAAATCCATTCCAGGTTTTAGACCATATATACTACCAAATATTCCAAGAACTAACCATTTATAAAATTCTGGAAAATTATTAAAGTATTCAAAAAACAAATCTAACTTTTCTTTAGCTTGTGGATCTCCGCTAAATACTGACCAACTTAACACAACAATTGGCAAAACTACAATTATCAAAACCAGCTCATCTTTCCATCCTTGATTCTGATTATTCATTACAGCTTTTTTAAATTCTATTTGTCCATCAGCCATCTTTTGTGCATGGTTCATTTCTGCAACAGATTCTAACTCTTTTGCTTTTCTTTTATTAGAAGCAATAGACATTCCTGTCTTAATTATACCTGGTACTAATTTAGCTGCAATATTTAACCACATAAATTTATTGTAAAGGATTTTTATTGTTTTCTTTAATCTCTAATATTTCTAGTTTTAATACTTCAATTTCTTTTTGCATTATAGCAATCTCTTTATCTTGATCTATTATTGCAAATCCATTTGTTTCTATTCCTGATAAATCAG